CATCACCACCCCCGCGCAGATGCGGGAAGCGGCGGCGCGGCTGGCCGAAGCAGATGCCAGAGAGGCGGACGACATTATCATCGACGCATGGCTCAAAGACCTTGCCGCCGCCATCCGCGCCCTGCCGGTAGCCGATCCGCTTTGCACTTGGCCCTCTTGCAACCATACGGCCAAGGGTCAGTGTCGGACCTATACGTCAGGGCAACTGATCGCGCCTAACGATGCCTCGATCACGGCAACCAACATTCCGGTGGCCGAGCGTGACGCGCTGCGGGCACACCCTTACCTTCCCGCCGAGGAAATCGCTGCCATTGAGCGCGGGAACCGCCGCTGGCACGGTGAATATGACACGACCGTATCAGTGCGATGGGAGCCGTATAAACCGGATGGCCAACGGCAGATGAAGGCCAAGGGGCGCTGGCAAACCATGACCTATAACGGCAGCGGTTATTTCCGGTGGGAAAACTGCAACCGTCCCGCGCAAGTTCGCCAAGCCCTGAAAGGACATAACCAATGGGAGAAGCCGAAATGATCATCGTCACTCCTCTCGGTCGCTTCGCCTCCGTTCCCGAGGCCGCTGCTGCTCACGGAGTCACCAAGGGCGCGGTGTACAAAGCCCTCTCCCGTGGGAACATTGAAAAACTCGGGACCGGTAAACACCGTCACCATCCAGGTTCCCGCACCTGGCCCTACACCATCGCAGGCTACACCTTCCGCTCCAAAGCCGAGGCATCCCGCCTCACCGGCCTGCCCTACCATCGCTTCACCACCCTGCGGCCATCGCACTTGCGCCGCAGAACTCCTGAAGGCCAACTCAAACTTCTCCTTGAGTTGGAACGTGACGTAACCCTCGCCATGAAAGGAAAAGGGAAATGATCTGGAAACTTAAAAACGCCCACGCGCTGCGTCAACTGGGCTTGATCCCCGAGTTTGTCAGCTATGCTGACCCACGCCCCGCCCGCGAGCAATTCAACACCAACTACGCCCACGGAGGCGGATGGCGACCCTTCCAGGGTTTCACTCGGACAAAGGCGGGCCTCAAGTACCCCGGCGATCCCGCGATGAAACTCCTCGCTTCCGCCCGCCTTCGCGACGAGTTAATCGAGGTCTACCAATACGCCTGGGTCTGCGTCGTCCAGCCCGACGGCAGCTACGAAATCTCGAGGATGGACTGATGTACCACTATATCCGCGCACATTACCGCGACGGTTCCCTGATCCTCGGGAACCTCGATGGCCAGGCGGTAATCAAAACTCGCCGCCCACTCACCTCGTCCGCTTGGGGCAAACTTCTCTTCGGCCCCAAACATCCGCGCGTCCACTACTGGACCCTTTCCGATGCCGAGGACAACATCCTCGCCACCAAATTCAACCCCCACTACCAGGAGACTTCCCGTGCCGCTTCCTAAAGCCCTCGGTATGTACGCCGATGTGAAGCAGGTGTTCGACACCTGCCTCGCCCAAGGCGCGCTTACCCTCACCTTCCAGACCCCGGCCAAGGCGTCGCAATTTCGTCAGCGGGGTTACTACTACCGCAAGCTCCTCCACACCAAACAACTCGAGGCCATGGGGCTTGAGGTCGCCAACACTTACACCCCCTACGACTCAATCAAGCTGACCATCAGCAAGACCGACCCACTCAGGGTCCGGGTGGAGGAAGTCCACCTCGACGCGGTGATGGTGCTTGACTCGGGCGAAACCCCGCAGCCCCTGGAACCTGAAACCCCCGTCGATCTTTCCGACGACTCCCTCGAAGCCTTGGCGCGCAAATTCGCGCAGGACCTCGAAGGATGATCCGCGCCCTCGTTACCCTGTGCCTTCTTATCCTCTTGACCGGCGCAGTTCTTCTCGTCCTCGCCTTCATCCTCGTAACCCTTGGAGCCCTGCTATGACCGAAGTTGACAAACTGAAAAACCTGGCGAATCAGTCAGTCTCGCAAAAGGTTTTCGTAGAGTCCGTGGTTAAAGACTTCTTCACCTACCTCGACCAATCCAATCGCTACGAAGTTGCCGATGCCTTCGAGGTCGCGGCATCCGTCTACTTCTCCCTCGTCTCCACCATCATGCTGCGCACCACACCGCAGAACCTGTCAAAGAAGGACTACAACACCGCCATCTTAATGCTCCTCAGCGCCATGCTCACGGGCTTCCAGTCCATATCCGCGCAGTACGATGATTTCATGGAGTCCGTCCGTGCTCGGTCCTGACGAAATGCGGTTCGAGTCCGCGAAATACACTCAGCCGCAATTTTCCTTCGTCCCCTCGGGAACGAACCTTCTTATCGGATACTCCTACGGTTCCCGTCGCACCTTCCTTGCCTCGGTTCCCGTCGCCGAAGTTGGCCAGTGGCTTCTCGATCACGCGGCCCAACTGGAGCAAGCCCGGCCTCGCGCCATCCCGCTGACTAACGAAACTGTGGAAGAGTTCCTTTCTTCCCTAGGTCTTTAACCCTCAAGGAGAAACCCATGTCCCCTACCCCCACTCCCGAGCAACTTGCCTGCGTCACTGCGGCGGTCGAAACTTCGGACAACCTGCTCATCTCCGCCCGCGCCGGAGCAGCCAAGACCTTCACCCTCGTCTTGATCGCCAAGGCGCTGCCCAAGGTCAACATGCTGTGCCTCGCTTTCAACAAAAAGATCGCGGACGAGATGCGGGAAAAACTTCCGCCCTCCTGCACTTCCCTCACCCTCAATTCCCTGGGCCACCGTGCTTGGGCGCAGACCACTGGCAAGCGCCTCGCCCTCAAGGACAACAAATGCTACACCCTGCTGCAAGAGGAACTCGAGCACCTCTCGCGCGGGGAACAGGACGAAATCTATCAGAACATGGGGCCGATCCTCAAGGCCATTCAGCAGTCCAAATCCGCTGGCCACATCCCCGACGCCTACGCAGCGTCCCATCCCTGCCAGCGCCTCATGTCTGACGACGAGTTCTTTTCCGAGCTCGACGATATTTTCTCCCCGCTCGAGCAGGACCTGATCCTCTCCGTCCTCACCCGTTCCGTCGAGATGGGCTTCGCAGGCACAATCGACTTCGCCGACCAGCTTCTCCTCCCCACTGTCTTCCGTGCGATCTTCCCTCCCTTCTCCCTCGTCCTTGTGGACGAAGCCCAGGACCTGAGCGAACTCAATCACCAGATGCTCAAGAAACTTGTGCGCCGCAGGATCATCGCAGTGGGCGATCAAGCCCAGGCCATCTACGCCTTCCGCGGCGCGCACGAGTCCGGCATGGCCGAGATGAAGCACAAATTCTCCATGACTCAGCTGTCCCTCACCACCACCTTCCGCTGCCCCGAGGCGATCGTCAACCACGTACGCTGGCGGACCCCGGACATTAAGCACTGGGAGGGCAACCCCTTCCCCGGCGAAATCCACCGGCCCGACCACTGGTCCCTCGACCAAATCCCAGACGACGCCGCGATCATTTGCCGCAACAACGCTCCACTCTTTTCCCTCGCCGTCAAGTTCCTGCGCGCCGGTCGCTACCCCAATCTCTGGGGCAACGACATTGGCCGCGGCCTGCTCAAGGTGATGGAGAAACTTGGCGCGCGCTCAATGCAGCAGTCCGCCGCCCTTCAAGCCCTCGAGACTTGGCGCGAAGCCCAGGCCAAGAAGGTCAAGAACAAATCTACGCTGGAAGATCGCGCTGAGTGCATCCGCGTTTTCCTTCGCGCCACCCCTACCCTTGGCGAGGCCATCACCTTCTGCGAGCACATCCTTCGCTCCGAGGGTCGAGTCAATCTAATGACTGGGCATAAGTCCAAGGGCCACGAGTTTGATCACGTCTACTTCCTCAACGAGAAATTGATCGGGGATCAAGACCAGGAGCTCAACCTCCGCTATGTGATCTGCACCCGCGCAAAGCGCACACTGACCTACGTCGAAATGAAAACTCTGGAGGACTGAACATGATTTCCGTGAACCTGCACCACATCAGCAAAGCGAAAGCTGACTTGGCCAAAAATATAAACTGGATCGAGCTTTCCGACAGCTACGCGAATAGCGTCACTGTCTTTGGCCTTTCCCACGAGGTCAATCGGACCATCGAGCAGTTGATCCTCAACCAAGCTTCACCCCTGCCCGAGATCAACACCCGTCTCGAGCACCTCGCCGCCGCCCCTTCTGCGGCCGAGGCCTTCGAGCGGATCATGGCCCTGCGAGAGTTCTTCGCCAACTTGTGCGACAGCATGGTTGATACCGTTGTCCTGCAAGAGGGCGTCGAAGTGTGAAGGCTTGCGGTATGGTTGTTAAATACCATTAATAAACCATACCACAACCTGCATTTTTTGGTTGCCTTTCCCCCGCAAAGAGCTTAAGGTGTTCTTGTGCGGGGGATAACCCCGCCGCGAATTTGCCCCCGAACCGGACATTAACAGGAGCTTCCCATGTCCCAGACGAAAGAAATCACGATCCAAGGTCTCGCCTTTGAAGTCGCCACCCCCTACGTCGCCGGTCATGTCGTGACCGAAGCCGAGGCCAAGGCCCTCAATCAGGTCCGCCTCGAGAACATTCGCAACAACATGGCCTCGACCATCAAGGAGGCCAAGGGCGATGCGGAGACGATCTCGCAGGAAGTTTACGACCAGCTGAAAGCTGCGGTCGCCGAGTACGATGGGAAGTACGAGTTCACCCTGGCCTCGGTCGGCGGTGGCAAGCGCTCGAGCGACCCGGTGGAAACCGAAGCTCGCCGGCTGGCCAAGTCGGCCATCTCGGCCAAGCTGTCCGCGGACGGCCGGACCCTCAAATCGGTGGACCCCGACAAACTCGCTGCCGCGATCGCGAAGCTGGCGGAGTCGGAAGAAATCGTCAAAGAGGCCAAGCGGATCGTCAAGGCCCGGACTGCCTCGGCCGCGTCGGCCATGGCCGAACTGGACCTGTGATCCACTGTGGGGGGCTTAACGGCCCCCCGCAACCTTGGCGGGCAGAAGCTACAACGTCCCTCAGCTTCTGCCTTCCTAGTTTGCGGAGTCCACATGGAACTCGAGTCCCTCCTATTCTCTGCCCTAAGCAGTCCCCTCGGAACGGAAGTGCAAACTTCTGACCCGTCGCTGCTCCGGCAGAAACTTTACGCCATCCGGCGCAAGGATATGGAGTCTTTCGAGTCCCTGTCCTTCGTCATTCCGCCGGTCAACTCGGCATCGACTCTGTGGATTGTAAGGAAAAGCTAATGGCTCGACCCAAGCGAAACGACCTGCAGAAAGTCACCCTCAACGTACGCGAGGGTGATATGGAAAAGATGGCTCAGCTATTCCCCGACCTTGGGGCTGGCCCTGCCGTCCGCCAGTTGATCTCGGCCTTTGTGGACAAACATTTTGTCCAGCCCAACCCGGTTCAGCAACCCTCCGTAGAGGTTTAATCATGTCCGAAACTCCAATCAGCGAGCTCTTTGCTCGCGATCCTCTCAGCTTGTCCAAGCAAGACCTGGACACTATCATCGCAAAGTTGCGGGAGCAGCGGCACAAGTTTGTCGCAGGCAATCTGTCTGCGGGAAAACCGGCCAGCAAGAAATCCGCAACCGTGAAACAGGGCGAGGCCCTGCTTTCCAAATTGGGCGATATTGACCTGGGAGACCTGTGATGCCCGACCTTCTCTCCTTCGACGGGACTGGCTTCCAGTTCGCGTGGGATGCCACGTCCCTCAGCTCCTTCGCCAAGTGCCCGCGGTACTACTACTACAAGCACCTGCAGGGTTGGCAGAGCAACAGCCAGTCAGTCCATCTGACCTTCGGCGGCATCTATGCCGCAGCGCTGGAGCACTACCACAAACTCCTCGCCACCGGCGTTACCGCCGAGGACGCTACTCGCGAGGTCGTTCTTCAAGCCCTCGTTTCCTCCTGGGTCTACGACCGGGATGAAGCTGACCAGCCCATCCCCGGCACCGGTGAACCGTGGCAGTCCCTGCACAACACCAAGACCCGCGAGACCCTGATCCGGTCAATCGTCTGGTATCTCGATCACTTTGCTGAGGATACCACGACCACTCTGCATTTCGCGGACGGTCGCCCGGCGGTAGAACTTTCCTTCTCCATGCCATTTGGCGACGACGACCTGCTTTACTGCGGGCACATGGATCGCGTGGTCGAGTACGGCGGCGACAAATTTGTCATGGATCAGAAAACCACTGGCTCCACAATCACGGGGAAGTATTTCTCCGACTTCACCCCTGACATTCAAATGTCCGGTTATTCCTGGGCCGGGGCACAGATGTTCAACACCCCTATCTCCGGTGTGATTATTGACGCGGCCCAGATAGCCGTCGGCTTCACCCGGTTCGAGCGGGGTTTTGTTCATCGGCCCGCCGCGCTGCTGGAAGAATGGTACGACAACAGCCACCAGATCATCAACGAGGCCCGACAAGCCCACACCTCCGGCAACTACCGGATGAACCCCACAGCCTGCGGCAACTACGGCGGCTGCGAGTTCCGCAAAGTTTGCTCCCGCCACCCCGACCATCGCTCCAATATCCTCGCCGCAGACTTCCATCGCCGGGATATTTGGGACCCCCTCAAGCAAAGGTAATTCCCGTGGCTAAACTGTCCGAAAAGAAAAACGAGTTCGTCAAGCTGATGTACATTGGTGGCTCAGGCTCCGGCAAGACCGGTTCCCTCGTCTCCCTCGTGAAAGCCGGGTACAACCTCCGCATCCTCGACATGGACAACGGCATCGACTCTCTCGCCGCCTATGTTCAGCGGGAGTGTCCCGAGCGCATGGACGCGGTGGATTACCAGTCCTACCGGGATAAATTCCGCGCAGACCCTATCAAGGGCATCGTGGTTGACGGAGCTCCCAAAGCCTACACCTCCGCCATCAAGGCCCTGAACAAGTGGGACGACGGCACCATTCCCTCCGAGTGGGGTCCATCCACTGTGTTCGTCCTCGACACCCTCACCTCCTTCTCCCGCGCCGCTTTCTTGTGGGCGCAGGGGATGAACCCTGGGGCGAAAGACCCGCGGCAGTGGTTCGGCGCGGCGCAAGAGTCCGTGCGTACTGTGCTGGAACTCCTTACCTCTGCCGAGTTCCGCGCCCACGTTATCGTGATCTCTCACGTCGATCTTGTCGAGCAGGCTGACGGCACAACCCGCGGCTATGCTTCCAGCATCGGCAAAGCTATGGGGCCACAAATCCCCAAGTACTTCAACACCCTCATTCTCGCCGAGTCCCGCGGCTCCGGCGAAAATGTGAAGCGGACCATTCAAACGGTTCCGACTTCTCTGATCGACCTGAAGAACCCGAAACCTTTCGACGTTCCGAAGGCGCTTCCACTCGAGTCGGGTCTCGCTACCCTGTTCGAGAAACTTGCCGCTTAACCTCACCAGCCATAGGAGCATATCATGGTGAATTTTGCTGACGCCCTTGACACCCGCAACGAGGACGTGAAGAAGCCGCCGGTCCTGCCTCAGGGGACGTACATCTGGACCGTCTCGAAGGTTCCGACGATCTCCACCACCAACTCGGGTGAGTGGGATATTGTCGAGTTTCAAATCCGTGCCGTCTCGGCCGAGGCCGATGTTGACACGGATGAACTGGACGCCTTCGGTTCCCTCAACTCCGCGATCAATCGGGTCAGCTTCATGTCGCCGACCGACCCGGCCAAGTCCGCGGATCGTGACCGCGCCCTGTACCGGCTGAAGAAGTTCCTCACCGACACCCTGCGTGTCGATGTGTCCGACAACCCTTCGCTCAAGGAAATGATGGCCCAGTCGGTCAACCATCAGTTCCTGGGTCAGGCCGTTTGGCGTCAGGTCGAGGACGAAACCTACGTCGATGTGAAGAACCTCGCGCCGCTGGACTAACCCCCAGCCTTCGCCGCAACTGAGGGGGGCTTCGGCTCCCCTTCTTTTTCTTCAGGAGAAATCATGTTCCCTTCCCGCGAAACCGGTGCACAGCGCGCCTCGATCAACAGTAAAATCGACACCTCCCTCGTCCCGTTCGAGTTGATCGCAATGGCTGCGGTCGGCCTCAACTACGGCGCAGAAAAATATGCCCCGCGCAATTTTGAGCAAGGGCTGCATATGTCCGATCTTCTCAACAGCATCGACCGGCACAACCGCGCCCTGATGGCGGGGGAATGGACTGATGAGGATAGCGACCTCGCACACATCGCGCTACTCGCATCCTCCGTCGCCATGCTTTGCCACAACGTAGTGTCTGGCACAGTGGTCAGAGACATTGCCCCTCGACTGGACAACCATTCCGTCGCTAGCATTTCCGAGTATGCACAGAACAGGCTTCAAAATCGCCGCATCCATAATGCTGAGGATAAGAAATGACTTCTGGCAACTTCCGCACCATCGCAATTTCCGAGATCATCATTGACCGGGAGCGCCGCCAGCGCCGGGAGTTAACCGGGCTTGAGGAGCTGGCCGAGTCCATCGCTACCGTCGGGCTGATCAATGTTCCCGTGATCGACAGGAACAATGTTCTTATCGCCGGGGAGCGCCGACTTACTGCCTGCCGCGACATTCTCAACTGGACCCATATCCCGGTCCAAGACGCCGAGTCCCTCGACCCGTCCGAACTCCACTTGATCGAACTGGAGGAAAACGTCAAGCGCGTTGACCTCCCCTGGCAAGACCAGTGCCGGGCCATGGCCGAGTACCACGAGATGCGCGCGAAGTTGGACCCGGACTGGAACCAAGCCAAGACCGCTCGCGCACTGGGCGTGAAGGACGCCGAGGTTTCCAACCGGCTTTCCGTCTCCAACGCGCTGGCCGAAGGCGATCCCCTTGTCTCCAAGGCGGACAAGTATTCCGTCGCCCTCGGCATCACACAGCGCAAGGCAGCCCGGAAGAAAGATACCGCGGCCGACTCTATCAAGTCCATGCTTTCCCCAACCAAACCTGCGGACGAAGAACACGAACCTGAGTTTCACTTCACCCTCGACCAGCCCCTTCCCGCTGTCGCCGTCCCTTTCCAGAACATTGACTTCGCGGAATGGGCGTTGACCTATTCCGGCACTCCGTTCAACTTCATCCACTGCGACTTCCCCTACGGCGTCAACGCCGAGTCCCATGCGCAAGGGGCGGGCCAGGCCTTCGGCACCTACGAGGATGGCGAGGATGTTTACTGGGCGTTGTGCGATGTGCTTGAGCAGTGCATGGATACTATCATCGCCCCCTCAGCACACATGATGTTCTGGTTCTCCATGGATTATTACCAAGCTACACTGGAGCGCCTTACCGAGATGGGCTGGACGGTAAACCCCTTCCCCCTCATCTGGCACAAGTCGGACAATTCCGGCATCCTGCCCGATCCGAAGCGCGGCCCAAGGCGGATTTACGAAACCGCTTTCCTCTGCTCTCGCGGCGACCGCCTTGTTGTTCAGGCAGTGTCCAACGTCTTTTCCGCTCCCAACGTGAAGAACATTCACATGAGTGAGAAAAATCCGGACATGCTCCGCCACTTCTTCCGCATGTTTGTGGATGAGTCTACTTGGATGCTTGACCCGACAATGGGGAGTGGAAACTCCGTCGTCGTCGCCAAGTCCATGCAGGCTTCGGGTTACTTGGGCCTCGAGCTCAACCCCGATTTCTTCGCGCTTGCCAGCAGTTCCTATCTTGAAGGCTTGACAAACGGGCAGCCTTCCGGTATGGTGGATTAACGGGGTTAAGGGGCCATATCTTATGCTGATCGTAGGTGAATACTTTTCCCAGGGCGACGCGGAGAATGGCCGCCCCTTTTCTGACGGCTTGGGCAAAATGTTCAAGCAGTTCCTCCGTCAAACTGGGATCGACCCGAGGGAGTGCATATTCCTCAACGTAGTCAATCGGCCAACCAGCACATACAAATCCCTAGTCGGCCCAAAGGAAGTCGGCCGGCCGGGAGTGAAATTCGTGAAGCGCGGAGAGTACCTTCGCGCCGAACACTGGGACGATGTAGTCCTGCTTCGCAAGACTATCAATTCCCTGCGCCCCAACCTGGTCCTCGCCCTCGGCGACTTGGCCTTGTGGGCGCTGACTGATGAAACCTCGGTCAAAAACTCCCGCGGCCGGATCACTCCCGGAAACAGCACCATTTCCGGCATCAAGGTTCTGCCAACCTACTCCCCGCGTAACATCGCGCAAGAGTATTCCCTTCGCCTCATCCTTCTTGCCGACCTGACCAAGGCCAAGCGCGAGGACGAGTTCCCGGAAATCCGCCGCCCCCAGAGGTTCATCCACCTTCATCCCTCGATCGAGGATTTGGAAAACTTCCTCAACCAGTACATCGTTCCGTCTCCCGCCCTCAGCGTGGACATTGAAACCAAAGGCACGATGATTACTTGCGTTGGAGTATCCCCCTCCCCCAACCGCGCAATGGTAGTTCCGTTCTTCTCCGAGTCCCACAAGGACGGGAATTACTGGCGCACTCAGCGAGAAGAATACATCGCCTGGCGGTGGGTTGCGCGGGTACTTTCCCTCGCGGACAAAGTTACCTTCGGCCAGAATTTCCAGTACGACGTTCAACACCTGTGGCGGACAATGGGTATTCCCGCTGTCAACTTTGGCGAGGACACCATGCTCGCCCACCACGCTCTTTTCATCGAGTTGCAGAAAGGTCTCGGCTTTCTCGGCTCCATTTACACCGACGAACTCTCTTGGAAATTCATGCACAAAACTAAGTCCAATGACCGCAGCGCAAAGAAAGGTGACGTAGAATGATCCCGCTGGCAGACACAATCCTCATCGGCACCCTCTACACTACCCCCCTCCAAGACCACGATAACGCGAGTATCGGCAACTTCACCCTCGACGTTCGCGTTACCCGCGGTCTGTTCGACGGCACAAACGATAAGCAGGGTTTTGCCCGCCGCACAATTTCCATGTTCCTCGCATCCGCGGTCCTTGACACCCAGGTGCCCGTGGAATATTGGCACTGCTCTATCGAGCCGGGCATGGCTCGGAAGCTGAACCTCCCCGCAACCATGTCCTTCGGAGGGATGAAATGATCTATCTTGCCTCTCCATTTTCCCACCCCAGCCCCAAGGTGCGCCAAGCCCGTGTCGAGGCCGTGGCCGATTATGTTCGCTGGCACATTCTTGAAAAGGGCATCCCCGTCTTTTCCCCGGTACTGTACACCGCAGCCCTGCCCGGCGCGCCTATCCCCTTCGAGCCCTGGGCACCATTCAACGATCATATGATCGAGCTGTGCTCCGCCTTTGCCGTGTACCAACTCCCCGGTTGGGAGGAGTCCCGCGGCATCGCGTATGAGTCCAATCTCGCCTCTCGTCTAGGGAAGGAAATGACCTTCATCCCCTACCGCTCAACCTCTCCTTTCGCAAGGTAACTTCCCATGAAAATTCTGGACACCAGTAATCTTCATCTGGAGCTCGACCAGCTTTCCGATGATGAGATATACTGGACATACAACGGCCTCGACTGTGCCGTGACCTACGAAATTAGGAATAAACTGAACGAGTTGTTTGACGAAACCCGTCTGGCAACTTACAAGCGGGCACTGGAGTTCCAGGCCCCGTTCCTCGAAATGATGCTGCGCGGGGTTCGGGTAGACCAGTCCCACGTCGAGCGCGTGATCGCCGAGTCGAAGGAAACCCTTCGCCGCCTGGAGAATAACTTCAACCGCTTGTGTATGGAGGGCTTGGGCCTTACCGCCCCGGTCAACTGGAACAGCCCGCTTCAGGTCAAGAGTCTGATGTACGATGTTCTCGGCCTTCCCGTCGTTAAGAAGCGCAACGCAGCAGGCCTCTATGCACCTTCCGCCGACCGGGAGGCGCTGGAGAAACTGTGCGTTCACTTCACCGCAGAACCTTTCTGTCTGCACATTCTTGCTATGCGAGACTTGGGAAAAATGATCGGGTTCCTCGAGACCCCGATGGATTCCGACTCCCGTATGCGGTGCAACTTCAACCTTGCTGGCACTGATACAGGCCGTCTATCCTCCAGCTTTTCCGACTTCGGTTCCGGCACCAACTTGCAGAATGTTGACCGCAACCTGCGCTACATCTTCGTGCCCGATCCCGGCAAGGTCTTTATCAACATCGACCTTGAGCAGGCGGACTCACGCAATGTCGGCGCGCTTTGCTGGAACCTGTTTTACGAGTCCCACGGCCCGGAGTTCGCCGGTAGCTATCTCGACGCTTGCGAGTCTGGCGACCTGCACACGACAGTTTGCCGAATGGCCTGGACTAATCTTTCATGGGGCGAGGACTCCAGCGGCTGGCGTTCCGTCGCAGACCTTGTTGCCTATCGCACCTATTCTTACCGCGACCTGGCAAAGAAACTTGGCCACGGCACCAATTACTACGGCCAGCCTAAAACCATGTCCGCGCACTCCAAAGTCCCGGTGGATCAAATCACTACCTTTCAGCGGAATTACTTTGGCGCGTTCCCCTGCATCCCGGAGTGGCACAAAGCTACCATCCACGAGTTGCAAACCACGGGCAGCCTGACTCACCTGTTCGGCCGCAAGAGGTATTTCTTCGAGCGCCTTGACGCCCAGTCCACCATCAACGCGGCCATCGCCTACAAACCTCAAGGCATGACTGGGGAAGAAATCAACCTCGGCATTATGAACCTGTGGCGCAACCCGCAGATCGAGCTTTTAATCCAGGTCCACGACTCCATCCTTTTCCAGGTAGACGAGAAGCGGGTGAATGAATTAACTCAGTGGGCCGTTGATCAAATGCCAGCTCGATTGATCCTTGCCGGTGATCGGGAGTTCTTTGTCCCGTGCGAGGCCAAGGTCGGCTGGAATTGGGGCGACATGTCCGAGGCTAATCCCTTCGGCCTCAAGAAATTCAAAGGCGAAGAAACTCGCACCCCGCCCCTGCGCGCAAACACAAACCGAGTCTCTATCAGGAGTTTGTTGTGACGAGAGCATTACCTAATTGGGTTGATGCTTTCTACGAGTATACCGAATTTCTCCCTTCTCCTAAATTGTTCCGCAAATGGGCAGCAATTGCCGCCATTGCGGGCGCACTGGAGAGGAAGGTTTGGGTACACTCCCAGGGGAGCGATCTTTACCCCGGACTCTATACGATCCTCGCGGCACCGCCGGGAGTAGGAAAATCCGTCCTAACCAACCGGGTAGAACAAATGTGGCGTGAACTCCCAGACCACTTCGTTGCCTCGAGTAACATCACCAAAGCCGCGCTCATTGATGAGTTGAACGCGGCTTCTCGTACATTTGTACGGCCCAGAGAAAACCCCCCGACCGTCACCTTTAACAGTTTGAAAATCCTATCCAACGAGTTGGGCGTTCTTCTCCCCGCGTATGAGAGTGAGTTCATGTCAACCCTCACCGATATTTACGACGGTTCCCGCTACGCGGAGCGCCGCCGCAGTGCAAAGACAGGAGCGATAGAAATTGACAAACCCCAGTTCAATCTCTTGGCCGCGACTACCCCATCTCACCTCAACGATTTCCTTCCCGCCGGTGCCTTTGACCAGGGTTTCTTATCCCGCTGTTTCCTTATCTACTCCGGGGAAGTTCAAGTTCGTCCGTTGTTCGAGGTGGAAAACGGCCGGGAAGAATTGTGGAAAACCCTCAAACGAGACATTCGTCGGATCGCAATGCTCTACGGACAGATGAAGTTCACTCCCGAGGCCGCGAAGAAGATCACCACCTGGCACATGAACGGGCGGCCCCCGGCGCCCGAGCATCCCAAACTTCACAACTACTCCACCCGGCGTACATTGCACCTGCTCAAGCTATGCATGATTGCATCCGTCAGCGCTACTGACGATCTTGTTATCACTGAGGAACATTACGACACCGCGCTTGGCTGGCTTCTCGAGGCCGAACACTACATGCCAGACATTTTCAAATCAATGGCCTCGGGCGGGGATGCCAAGGCCATCGAGGAGTGCTGGTACTACTGCTTCCAATCCTACGCTAGGAAGAAGGAACCTGTTCCGGAGTCTCGGGTTTATCAATTCCTCCAGGAGCGAGTTCCGGCCCACAACGTCGAGCGCATCGTGGAGGTGATGATCCGCGCTGGACTGCTCCGCGTATCAATGGTAGACAAGATTGGTCGCGCCTTTACTCCGAAGGAGAAGCACAGATTGGACTAGCCCCTCGTGCCGCGATAGACACGCCCGCAGTGCCCGTCGATCCCGGCCCCAAAGAACCTCCGCTTCCCCTTGCGAAATGGCCCGGTCAGGTATTGTGACCGGGCTTTCGCACTGAACCAGTAGACTTGCTTCCGGCTTAATACTTGTTGAGCCGCCGCACGCTGTTAGCACTGAGGCCGCAACTACCAGCCCCAGGATCGTTCCTCGCCGCATCTTCTAACTCCCTTGCTACCAGGTCCAGTTGCTTCTCAAGCGCGAGCCGATCTCGTTCTTTCCTGCTCGCGAGTTCCGCGGCCGCAATCATTTCAGACTGTGCTTTCGCCAGTTTGGCAGCGTGCTTGCCTTCGCAAAATGATTTCCCTCCGGCCGCGCCCAAGGTCAGGGCAAGAAGAAGTGCCGCGCCATGAAACACTATCTTGTTCATACGCGCACCAGTTCATAATGCGGGCCGTCAGGAAAGTCCGGCCCCGGATGCCGCGCATTGTACGCCAGTCCCTCCGCTTGCAACGCCTTGGGCAGCATGGCGGGATCAGTAACTCCCTGGCACAGGTCATTCAATCGCCGGTCCCAGACACAGCCCCACTTGATCGGCACTCGATACAGTCTGGCCGAAAGATACATCGCCGCAGCGATTTCATAAATCTGCGGCCACCACCAGCGCAGCTTCCCTTCGATGTAAGGAACCAAGTCAACTGCCCGGCCCTCCAGATGCTTCGAGTTCATCGTCTTGGAATATCCTTGCTCCACCAGCTTCCGCTGTTCTTCCACCGTCCTCCCGCCGTCATGCACAGCGAAATCAACTGTGGATATTTCAATCGCTGCCTCCACCACCATGACCAGTCGTTGATCAACTCCCTCGAGTTCCTTACGACTCTTGTCCCCGAGTCTATACGTCATTGTATCTTTCCCTCCGGCTGCTCCACAACCCACAGGCAGCGGACGATTACCACCACCCTGTCCGCGGAAAGTATCCCGAACAAATAAACCAGCACAAGCATTGCCATCACCGCCAGGGCGCGAAATTCCCGGCGCAAACTGCACTTGACTTCATTTTTCATCGGATTGGTCCTCTCGCAACTTCAGTCGCCGCCGATCAAAAATATCCAGTACTAGTCCTGAAATACTTATTCCCCCAATTCCTACAAGGAAGGAGGAAAGCCCTGTCATATCCTCGCCCGGAATGATCTTCCCGATTGAGCCTTCGACAACGGGCAGCGCTAGCTGTCCCGCGTAGATCGCACAGAGTGCCCCTACGATAAGCGTCCCCACTCCTTCTTTCCAGTTGCTTCGCAGTGTAAGCCACCGGACAATCCCGCCAGCAATTCCGGCGAGGGCTGCGCGACTAGGCTCGGAAAAGAGCCAGCCCAACCAGTCATCCTTTGTCATTTTTACCCCACTTTTCTTCATACCGGAACAATATTCCAGCGGCCAAGAATAGTAACTGCATGAGCATCAGTGCAGGCTGATGTAAGTAAACCGCCAGAGCGATTGTCATAAAATGCGCAAAGTCCTCCATCCCGTCCGACAGTTCTCCATTGTACCAGAGAAGTTGGATTTGCTCCCACGAGATGTAGAAGGCTACAAAGATTGGCAGGCCTTCGGGCCACAGGTAAACCGGCAGCCCTCCGATTGCGTAACCGTGGAGGAACTGGTTCCGACCATAAGCCCAGGGCCTACCACGGAAAGCGGAAGGAGTTTTGAGTAGCTCGTAGATGAACTGGAACATCAGATCACTCCCAAACTTGCTGCACCCTGGAAGGCTTCGGCGGTTGGCCAGGCTGCAATAATCTCCGCGTCGGTTGGAATGCTCAGTCCCGGAATACCCATTGCGCGAATTTGCGCTGCCAAGATCAGCGTCACATGCTGCGTGAACTCAGGGCTTTCATACGCCACTGCCTTCATGCCAGCCCACTGGGCCAACTCTTGCGCCGTGCCCTTGGGCAGCGCGGCCAGCGCCCCATCCACTGCCCCCCGAAACCCGGTCACGTCGAGAAGAAATGACCACTGGGTTTTATTCAGCGCCGCGGGAATAGGCTCGGCAAGGTCCAGCGGCCCGGTCGCAGTCCACCGCCACTGTTCCTGCGGTTCGACCGGAAGGGTAGCGATTTCCCTCCACGGAGTCACGCCCATCATAGTCGCCACGTCCGTACCTTCTGGCACAACGAGGACCGCGACTCCATTGTTCTGCGTCTGGTAGATAATATGCGGCATGGTGTCACCTAAACACTGCGAGGGAAATGAACGCCGGGTTGGCGCGGGAGACGTTTTCGTTCGAGCGAGCAGTAACCAATTGGAACCCGGTAGTCGTAGGGTTTCGCAGGAGCGCCACACCGAAAGAAGTTGCTGTGACCCCGAGGCCGACTACGACAGCGTAATTCGCATCCGGCATGGCGGTGCTGAAGGTCACGGTAAACTCTCCCGTCGTCGTCCGCGTGATCGAGGCCACGTTGCCCGATGCCTGCATCACAGGCGTCACCGCGTCATAACACGCCCAGGCCCGGCAGGCGAAGATCGGGGCCGATCCGCTGGCGTTCAGGTTCGCGGCTAGGTTATCTACATCAATTACCCTAGTCCAGTTCCCCCAGGTTCCGCTCACCCGGCGCCGATACCACTTGGTGTTGGCCCCGGCTTGCATAAATTCCTGAACCAAGTCATTGTCAGAGATCGCGGAGACGAAGCCGTTGTAGTTCGAGGCCGCAATTGGCAGGTTCGCGCAAGCGCTGGTCAGTCGCCACGGCCCGCTTTTTACGGCGTTGTTAGCATCTACTGTTTCTTGCCGCGCAAGCGCCGTGGGACTTTCGATCCAGGACTGCCACGAACCTCCAGCGCGCGACCTTTGAAACCTGCGACCGGAGCCAATGCCAATCGCAAGAACCACGCCGCTAATTGATGTTGCGCGGTTGTAGGTGACTGTCATGTTTTCCGACAGTCCCGGCCCGTTTAACGTAGTCCCATCGGCGTAGTACATTCCAGCGCGAGTTGTGTCGATGGTATCGAAGTTGGCCAGCAAAGTCTGCCCTGTCGCGGGAAGAGCGTTGTCGGCTTTTGTCCCCTGCGCCACGGTTGCAAAGTTCGCGGGATTGATCGCGTCCCGATACCCCATAGCCTCCAGCGCGTAGGCCGCCGCTTGATCCTTCTCCGCTTGAACGTCAGCCATCGACACCAGGCCCAGGTTGGCGATCCGCACTTCCACCCCTGCGCCGGGCGCAACCGCGAAGATTACTGTCGAGGCAGTCACAGTGTAATCATCCACCGGGTCTTTATGCACCCCGTTGAGCCAGACAAAAATATTCTCTGCCGCCGCGATAGGTTCGCCGAGGGAGAACACCGTCGTCGTTCCGTCGCCGGCGAAGCTGTGATAGGTGACGTGAACCACCGAGCCCGATGCCGCGGCAACCGCCGACATATTCTGGTCAACATTTTGCACCGCAGCCATGTTGTTGTAGATCGACTGCACCTTGGACATGTTCGCGGAGACCGAGGTGATCTCGGGAATTTTCGACGAAACTGCAGTAATGTCCGCCGTCAACTGCGCGGTAAGTTCCGCTGCAGTACCTTCGCTTCCGATCGGCACTTTAACTGCGCGGTTGGTATCGTCCCGCAGTTCCTGCATAATCATAATGTGATCGTCCCAGACTCGCATCGCCACATCGGCATAGTACGCGGTTTGGTTACTCACCACGACTTCCTGTGTTACAGGCATTTCGCGATAAATCGCAATACGGTGAGTGGATGTGATCGGACTCCCGACGAGTGGGTAGGTGACCGATCCCCCGGAAGGATTACCGAGGCCGGTAACTGAGTAGTTCCCGGCAGTAATCTCGGTCAGCGCCCCCGTGGCAATCTCTGCCAGCACCACTTTAAGCGACGCAGCATTGGGTATGTGGAACGCGAAGGGAAACACAGTTGTCGCCCCGTTACCTACATAGGCCACTGACCGTTGGGTATTCGTAACAGTCATTACTTCCTCCTATCCGGGAGTCCAAAGGCTCCCCCAATGTTTTCTTCCATTTGGTCGATCAGCCTGCGAAGGTAGAACACGTTTTGGTAAGGGACTAGCGCAACTCGAGCCGCATGGAGTGTGGACATGGAAGGATTGTCCAGTCCCTGAACCACCTGCGCCAACCGCTTAGCAAGGCCGTAACTCGGGCCGGCCAGTGCGCCGATCACATCGTCAGCCTGCCGGGAAGTCCGCGCCCCGCCGCCAAAGACTGCGTAGTCATTCAGCGCGGGGATTTGCTCGCCAAGCCTTTGCCCCTCGGTTAGGATACCCAAGAGACCCGAACGGTTCACGGACTCATAAACCCAGTCGCCCGCAGTCATTCCTTTAACTTTCTCCCATGCGGCTCCACCTGCCGTGACGCCCCAAGTATACGTCGAAATCGCGCCCATTGCAAGGGTAAAGATTGCGCCCTGCAGGAACACAGCGTCCGGTTGCTGCAGCCCGGCCATCAAAATCCTGTTGGTAGCGGAGAAGCCGAAAGACTTGAACTGGGCCAGAAGTCTGAACGCCATGTTTTCATCTACCCACAGCGGGCGATCCAGTCCCGGCGTCACGATTAGATCATCCGCAACTTTATTCACTGCAGTCCTGAACGCCATCGTGGCCTCGTAATCATCCCAGGCCTCGGTGTTCGGCAGCCGCACATCATGCTTGAAGGTGTTGCTTCCTCCCGGCCGGTTGAATTGCGCCCAAATCCTGCGGGTATCATCCATGCCCAGGTTATTCCGCTTGAGCAATTCAAGAGCTTTGACAAACTCCCGAGTGTTCGGGTTCATGGTATTCACTACCCGAACCGCGTCACTGATTTCAGTCAGCGCGACCGAGGCGCTCAGGTGCTTGACTTCCGAAGTCCACTTATCAAACAGCGCAACAAACCCGGTTTTGTTAGCCAGTGTCTCCAGCCCTCGCTCCACCAGCGTTTGCCTCGTAGCGAAGTTGTCCGCGGTGTCAAAGAAAGCCTGCGGACGGTTGTGCAACAGCGGATCAAGTGCGATACCCGCTCGATAGGCTTCGAGTCGCGCATGTTTCACTCGAGGCAAGTCATCAATCAGCGGCTTCCACGCATCACGGAAAGCAGTCCCTACTCCCTTGACAAAGATCGGCCGAGCCAACTCGCTGATAGAACTCGGCACTACTGTTCCCATCAGTCGCGTGACGTTGAGGTTAGCAACAACTCGACCGGCCCGGTAGCCAAATCCATTGGCATTTTTTGGCATACCGCGCTGGTGACGAAACCGATCAATCAGGCCGGAGAAATCCCGCAGGGTTTGGTCCCGCGCATCGCGCAGGGCTACGGCCATTTCTTCCTTCTCCTGCTTGGTAAGTTCCCGCGCCTTCGCAAGTTGCTCGGGAGTAAGCGCGCCACGGTTCACTGGCTTGCCTTGGTAAGTGTGGGTGTAACTTCCAATCTTGGTCAACTGCCGTTCGTAGTCCAGGTTAATATCATCAATCATCCTGGCCCCGTTAACCGACCCAGTCGCGCGGTAAAGCTCGAAGTCCGGGAAGGTGCTGTGGGCGAAAGCACGAATTACAGTCTCGGGATCGCGCACCAGATACTTCTGCTTAATGTCGAAGGGAATGTTGAGGTAGCGCTGCAATTGCGCGCCCCTCTTGCCGCCGAGAACTTCAATTCCACTCACGCGAAGCGGCGTCCCAGACAGCCGAATGTAAAGTTCCTTCGCATCAGCGTCCGCTTGGTTCTTGAAGTTTGCCGTGCCATCCTCCAGGTTTATATCCTCCGCCCCATGCTGCCGCCAGCTTTGCTGGAACGCCTCGTCAATTTCATCCAGCTGCCCTTGGACTTTCTTCAATTCCTCCAGCCGCATTTTCCCACGCGCATCTGGATCAAGCTCCTTGGCCCGCTCCTTCAACCGATTCACTCGAACTGCTCGTTTCCCCTGCAGTTCCTTGATCCGCGTCAGGTACAGGTTCATCGCGTCGTCAATCAGCTTCTTCGCCTCAGCCGCGTCAGTGTATTTGAAGCCCTCGATTTTCTTGAGCAGGTCCTCTTTCCGCGCAGTGGTCTTTTCCAGGGTCTCGGCCAGCTTATCATACGCATCAATATCGTCGATCAGCTTATCCATCTTGCGCTGTTGCGCGCCCTCAGTTTTCACTGCGGCGACAAAACGAGTCCACAATTTCGAGAACGCCTCATCCTCATTCTCGCCCTTCTGCACCAGAGTGTTAATCTTATCCTGTGCCTTCGCTCCTTCGCGTGCAACCCGCTCCAGTTCTGTGATTTGCAAATCCTCAAGCCGCTCGATTTCCGTCAGCACCTTGGTTTGCTTTTCACTCAACCCCGCGCCAAGTTTAGTCAACACGCCAAGTTGCCGGTCCAGTTGCCTGCGTTGTTTCATCGCTGGGCCAAACTCGGGGCCAAAGGAAGCCTCCAAATTCTTAACCGCCGCGTTAATATCCTCTTTACTTGCTCCTGCCGCGTTCATCGACTTGCGAAGTTCTTTCACCTGCCCCAGTTGAAAACCGTAGGTTTCGTCAATTTGTTTTCTCGCCGCGTCCAATTGATCGAACATGCTCGTGATCCCAGCCTCGTCCAAGGACAGGATCATTTTCATATCATTGAGCATGGTGCGCTCAGCGGAAAACTTCTCGAAGCTAGTGGCGAAACGTCCGAGCAACTTCTGCTCAATGTCTGCGCCGAAGTCACGAAGGAACTCGGTAGGGTTTCGCGCAAGATAGTCCGTGTCGAACATATGGTGGAAGTATTTCTGAACGTCCGAGTCCTCGCCAAACTCCAACTCGTCGTAAAGTTTCCGCGCCCCTGCGGGGTTCAGTTCTTCATCATACGCTCCGTCGATGGCGAGGCGATGGTTGTAATACTCTTCGTGAATTTTGTTCACCGAGTCGAAGAAGGAACTCGCAGCATCTACAGCTTCGGCAATATAGGGATCGTCCGCTTTCTCTCCCGTGTTGCCCAGGCGGAATACATGCTCGCCAAACTCTTTGTAATTCATCTTCCCCGGCGGGACCATGTTAAGGTTGGATTTCACTACCTGCAGTTTGGCCGCCCATTGAGAGCCTGAGGCTTTCCCGTCGGTGATGTACTTCAGAAAAGCATCATCATACGCCCGCACGAAGATGCCGATCAAGTTCTGGTGCACACTCCGCCGATCATACATCGAGCCTCCCTCGGCGATCGGATTGAGCGGATCGGAAGTTTTGATCTTCAACCCTGCCGTGTGCATCCGGGCCATCCAGGTGCGTGCGGAGGGGAACAACTTATTTTCCAGCTGCCGCGTGACCGGGTTCAACTTAGCCAGCGCGCCTATGGGATCAGTCACAGCACGGGCTACCCCGACCACCGTGCGCTTGGCAGCCCTGCCCACCATCGTCGGCACCTGGGCGGCTTCGAGAGTATCCAGTCCCTTCGCAATCTTTTCCCCAATCTTTCCCGTTACGCCCGCGCGTTCAATTCCCAGTGCGCGATTGCGCGCCGAGGCCGCACCCACAGTGCTTTCACCAAGATCATTCCGCGCAACCTTTTCCCCGGCAAACTCAAGCATGTCGAGGATTTGGCTATCCAGTTGCCCGGCCATGAAGGCTTCTTTCAATTCCGCCTGTCGCTCGAAAGAAGTCCTACCTGCAAGGCGGTGGGAAGTGGCAGAGTTAACCGGGGTAATATCCTTCCCCTCGCGGTTGATAATGTTGATTGCATACTCCCCGCCGACGAACCACTTGGTCCCACCAGTGGCCTTCGTGAAGATTACCTGATACCCATTCGGCAGGGTTCCGCGAAGGTAGCTTCCACCATACTCCATCGCCTCGTTGCCCTTCGCCCGCTGACGCACCAGAGCACGCTCGGCTTCTGGTGCTTTGGCAATTTCTTGTGACGTGACCTTGACTTCCTCTGGCGCTTCTCGCACCATCGGCGCGTCTGGAGTATCGAAGTCCTCCGCCACTTCGGCCACCATTTCCTCGGGCGGAATTGCTTCCTCTTTCACTGTGATCGCGCCGGTAGTTTCATCCACCTCCTCAATCGTGCGGATGGTGTCGAAGTCTAGCTGCCGCATCGCGCCCGCTTCGTCAGCTTGAAGTATGGTCATTTTACCACGTTTAAGGTCCATACCGGATGCTGCCCTTGCCCGCGCTGCCGGGGAGAGCATCTTACCCGCCGATCCAAGCAGGCCCCCCAAAACCGTTCCGGCCCCGATGCCAAGAGCCAGTTCTCCTTCCGTCCGTGTTTCGCTCAGCCCATAAAGGGTAAGTTCCTGCGCACTGGATGCGGCTGCAGCCAGAGCAAAAGACTGGGCCACACCCTTAACCCCTCTAGCGGGACCGGCGAAAGGAATGAGTGTAACCGGGGAAAGAAGCCCGGCCACAGCGGAAACGACGAACCCCCCAAAGCCCGAGGATGCCAGCACCTGCTTATCCCGCAGTTCGCTGAGAATGTCTGCTTGGATGAAATCCAACTCCGCCTGCGACCGCGCCCGACCGAGGTTCTCGGCGTAGTTCTCGAACAGCGGGGATTTCTTCGCCGCCTCATACACGTCGAAGTTAGGATCATCCTCGAAGCTAGGTTTCATCCCCCACTGGACTACCGCCGCCACATCGCTATTTTCATTGAACGCGGATTTAACCACGTCCCAGGAGGAATAATCCAATTCCTTCGGCCGATCCTGCGGGAGCGGACCGGAACCAAGCGAGGGGTCGTGCTTGATAAATTCCATCAGTTCTGCTCCAGTTCGTCAATCATGTTTTGCAGCCGCCGGTTTTCCTCGATCACATCGGGAACGTCAGTGGGCGGTTGGCCTGCAATCGGAAAGAGAGACTTTTGCCGCCCGCGAAGAACCTCGATGCGAAGACGGTTTTCCTCTTTCTGCTTTGCGCGGTCATTCAGTGTCGGGCGGAAGCGACGCGGCATTCCAGGATTATCCGGGTCCATTTCCAAACCCCAGCCAGCTTCGCTCGGCCGCGCGATTAGGTAACTCGCCGGGCGGCCCATCTTAATATCCGTCTCGCTTTGAGCGTCAGAGATCAGGGAAAATTCCTGATCTTCCTTCCATCCCAGGGATTTGATAATGTCCTGTCGCACCCAGTCATAGCTGCCGTTAACTGGCGCGTAGCCCGACCGCGGGGAAGTCGGCCCCAGGTACATCAGCCGTTTGGTCCCGCCGGTGGAGTCGGGTTGCCACGAGTACTGCATCTGCTCCGTGACGAAGGCAGTGGTCTTGCTCACATCGCCCTCAAAGAGGGGGAAGTATTTCTTGAACAGTTCGTCGAAGTCGCGTTTCAACATCGAGCGGGTGCCGGAGTCAACCGGGGCTTCAGGTTGCCACGAGAACCATCCGTCGAAATTGCTCATCAGGGTTTCGGGCGTTTGGCCCTTGAGAAATTCCTCCGCCTCCTTTTCCAGCGCCTTGCGAGCCTGGCGCGCCTCGGGCGATCGCCAGTTATTGAACGCTTCCAGGGCGGCCTGTTCATTTCCAGCGGGCGAATAACGCTTGTTAATCTCCCAGGCCCCGGCTAATTCCACCAGCCCCTCGGGAAAGGAATGGGCGAACATATCAGGGTTCTTTGCTTTCATCGCGCCCAGAGTTTCCATCGCAAAGGTCATTTCCTTCGGGTTACTGGAGTTCGCCATCGTTTCCAGCAGGGAACCGAGTTCCTTCGGCACGATACCTGTGCGCGCGTAGCCATAGGCTAGTGCACTTGCCGCGCCGGGATCAAGTTCCTGTATCCCTTGTACCACGCCCGAGCGTTTGTAATATTCAAAAGCAGCCTTTGTGTTCTCCGCGGTCGGAATTAGCAGTCCCCCTGCATCGGCCGCGGCCGCAAAGCGAGAGGCTTCACTTTTATTCCTCCGTTCCTCTTTGCTCAGGTTGAGTAACTCGGCAATCTGAGAAAGCGGAACGCGGTTGTCAGCGATAGCCTGTTCGATCTGATCCGCACCAATCTGGCCGGCGGCCAGTTGCCCCTTCAGCATATCCGCGACCGCGGCCTTTTGATCTTCTGCCGCTTTCTGCATCGCGTTGGTAGCCTGCTTCGCGTCCAACGCCAGCGAGACCTTCTGCTCGTAGCTGACATTCGCGTAGCGGGGATCGGTAAAAGGATCGGGCATCCGGCCTGCACCAGTTCCGCCGCCCGAGACACCTTGGACGCCTCGGAAGATGTTTAGGAATTTCTGATCACTCATCTTCTGAAAGGCGACCCAGGTGGTGCCCAGCTTCTGCTTAACCGCCAGAAGCTGTTCGTCGGTACCAGTGGCAAGGATTGTGTCGAAGTCGATTTCGCCCGGACCCAGGCCGCGATTGTACCGATCCCGCGCAAGGAGCAGGGCAGCCCGATCCTGCGACTCGGGAGAGAAATCCGGCAGCATATCGCGCCCGTACTTGGCGACAAGTTCGTCCCAGGTTCCTGCGGTGATTTGATACCGTCCAGCGGCGGAAGATTTATCTCCATTCGCTAGTTGGACAAACACTCGCGGGTGATCAGAGAAGTCGGTGAACCGTCCGCCGCCGCTGGTAATAATTCCATAATCTCCGCTGCTTTCCTCCGCGGCAGTGGCGTTGAGGAAACCGCGCTCCCATCCGGTAAGGCCAGCAGCCACTACGTCCTTCCCGTCCGCATCGCGCACAGTCCCGCGACCTTGCATCACTTCTTGAGTCGCGCGCTGGAATTGTGCCGCGCCCAAGTCGGCATACGCGCGGCTGCGAAGGGACTCTCTCTCCGCGTCACTTAACCGCGAGGTGTTGATAACTTCATCCAGTTGCGCCTGCGCGGCTTCAAGGTTTGTCACTCCCGCGGAAATGTCCGAGGCAAGGTTGCCAACGGTTTTCGTCAGTTGATCGGTTTCGTACGCTGACCGGAGTTTGTACTCCTCCCCATACGCCGAGGTGGTCAGGCCTTGGATATACGACTCCGTGTCCGCTTCAAATTCCTTCCGCAGTTCAGGATCGTCAATCGTGTCGAGGAAGTTTTTCTGCTGCTCCCGCAGTTGGGCCATGCGGCTATCGGTAAGTCCCGTGCCATCTACCGAGGCATTTTGCACCGCGTCAAGTTGTTCGCGCGACATGCGGCCCTGGAGTTCGGCCCAATTGGTCGTAGCGTCAAACCGTTTTTTCCGCTTTTCTTCCAGCTGCGCCGCGGCTTCCAACGCAGAGAGCGACTCAGCGTAATTGTCAAAGCCCTGCGCGAGGGAATTGAGCGCAGTCGCCACGCCAGTGCCAAAGGCTTCCTGCGGCACATTGGGGCTGGAATATTGCTGCGGAGTCCCGCCGACTTGAATGTTGCCGATTGCCATTAGTAAACTCCTGCCGAAGTACGTTTAGCCTTGGCCTGATTGACCTTGCTTGCCCCGGTGATCAGGCTTGAGCCTACTTCAAGTCCGCCGCCCAAGAGACTGTACATCGCGCCACGTTTCGCACCAGCAGCTTCGGTACGAAAGTCCTGCGCTTGCTGGTGGTAGTTACTCGCCTGCATTTGGCCCTCGTGGATAGTGAAGCCGCGATCACGCGCGGCGAGTTCGGCTTGCGATTTCCGGCGCAAGGCAGCGGAACCCGTCCCCACCTGCAGACCACTCGCGCCGAGTTCCGCAAGCAGCCCGCCCATTTCAACGCGGGCCTCGAAATCCTGATTTTGCGCCTGCACGTTGGCAGTGTGGATCGCGCGATTCGCATTTTCGTCTGCAATTCGCGCGTTATTCGCGGCCACTTTAGCTTGGTACATTCCGGCGGAATACTGCCCGACTGCCCCAACCACTCCCGAAGCGACGGAAAGCGCGGTCGCAACTCCCTGGGCGCCTTGAAACAACAGTGGAATTGCTTGCATCATTTCCCCCACAGGTAGAGATTGCGTTCTTCGAGATTTTGCAAGTGGCGGAAACCTACCGCCTCCGCGAATTTTTCCGAGGCTCGATTACCCGTCCCGGTCTCGGCCAGGATTTTGTACGGCAGGGAAGCGAGAAACTTTCGGGCCAATTTAACTCCGCGGCGAAGCTGCGCCCGAGTAAATTGTTCCTCCCGCAGCACCAGCCAGACATAAATTTCGTCCGAAATCAACCGCAGGGAGAGAAGCCCTCCGAAGCCAAGGAACCCAGTGTCATCGCAAATCTCAAAGAAATGCAGGCTCTGGTCCAGCAAATCCTCAAGATCATCCTCGGGGATGGAGGAATTTATGAGGTTGATTTCCCACTCGAACAGTTGATCTCGCAGTCGAAGTTCCATCAGTCGTCCCCTATGTCGGCGCTGATTACCAGACCCAAAATTGTGGCCGGGAGTGGATACCGCTGCTGGAAGCAAACGGTGCCATCCTCAGCCCAACCACCGTTAACGGACACAGAGGCCATTTCGCTTCTGAGCACGATAGGATCACCCCAGTCCACGTCCGTGCGATCTTTCAACTCGACCAGACGTGTGAAATCCTCGCCAAAGGCCAGGCCGCGAGTTTCCTTGATCCGCGCGGAAACGCCGAGCACATCCTTCACCCGATCTTCAACTGTCATTCCTTGAACGGTGAGAGGAAGAGTTTGGCCTTGGCAGGTGTAGCCGAGCCCCACGGAAATTTTCGAGGCCGCACGAGAAAGGGTAATCGAGCCGCCGGAAACTACGAGGTCGGTAAACGCATCCCCATCTGCTAGGACGGAAACAGTTTCGCCCTCAAGGTGCCACAAGTTAGACACGGTGGTAGTCGGGGCCACGATGCTCCAATCGCCGGAAAGAACCGGGAGCGGGAAGCTGTCGGCATCCTCAAACAGTACGGAAGTAAGCGGGCGCAGGATAGAGACTTGGGCTACAGTTGCACTCGTCACGCTGTCAATCACCGCTTTGCCGCCGCCTGCGTAAATTATCTGCCCGGCCCGGCCGGTGAATACAGCCCCAGATGCTGTCACTGTGGCCAAGCCGCGCGCAGCTGAGAAAGTCAGGTCAACTGCTGGATGCTCGTGCGCGAGGGTCAATCCAGCGTCCACGCCAAAATAATCATCCAGTTGGGTGAAGTCACGCGGCTGCAGAACCTCGATGAATTTGGACCAGCGGCCCTCAAGGTACCGTTCCACCACTGCGTAAAGAACGTCCCGCCCATTTTCACTAATTGCGCAAATGTCGATAAACCTACCACGGGTCTTGTGTTGCGCCCAGGCAAAAACTTCTTGGGCGCGCTCGTAGGTCAGAGAGAGAAGCGCCCCATCTTCGCGCAAGCACCACAAAAGTTTGCTAGGCTCAGGAACCCACTCCATCCGCGTGATTTCCTTTCCCGCGCCCATAAGGTGATTGGATAGGATGGACACATCTTGAAGCTGGAAAGTATTGGTATATTCTGTGTACATCATCGCATTGACCGAGCTCGACTTCTCCTGCGCGAAAAGCACATCGAGGTCAATCTTGGCCGGGGGAGTTAGCGAGGCCCCCTTGTACGCTTGCGGTTCGGCCAGGGCATTGACCGCACTCAGCGCCTTCCCTTCCTCGGCGCGCAATTGAGTTACAGTGGTTTCAGTGAATAGCAGCAAGCCACTACGAAGCGCGACCATGTGCAGGATGGGTTTAATGTCCGAAGCATCCAGGGTGAAGGAAAAAGCATCGCCCGCGTTAGGAACGGTGCTCAGGTCGAAGTTGAAAATTTCACCCGGCTTCGAGCCCCAAATGGTCATGGGTTGCGCAGTGGTCCCGGCGTAAATCCCGCGCTGTTGGAACAGCTTAAAGATACGAGGATTGTTTCCGCTCGATGCGTTGATCGAGGCAGTGGCAGTTGCACCAGTGCCCACGGAAAAAGCGACAGTCGGGCTAACATAACCTTTGCCGCCCGAGATAATCACCACTCCCGTGACTTTGCCAGTCGAGTCCACGACAGTCTGCCCGCGAAAGCCGGAACCTGGGACGCCAGTGACTGTAACCGCGGTTGAGTTAGTATAGCCTGACCCGCCCGCAGTTACCTCGATGTGTGCGATCTGCCCACTCTCGAAGGGGTTGAAGTTCCGCGGAGGAGTTTTGGTAAAATCTGGCGTGATATTCACGTCGTCAAACTGCGGGCCGTATGCTTTGCCCAGGTAGCCAAGTTCTTGCGCGGCACTGATGTGGGAGCCTGTCGGAAGGATCAAGCTGCGGTAGACATTATACTCTTTAATCCCCGGCACAATCGGCCAGGTAACTTGGCACGAACCCGCAGTCGCGCTGTAATTGACCGACAGCGAAGTGAAGGCGTACGGGGAGACGAGGGACTCAATCCCGTCTTTCACCGCGGTTACCGCAAAGGCAATTCCGGCCGATCCAGCGGCGGAAGGCGTCAGGGTAGGTACGCTTGGGGTAGTCACACTGGAACTGAAAGAGGCCGGTGCAAGGGTCCAGGTAAGGTCGTCCACATACGTCAAGGTATAGACTGGCGCGTCCAGCGTAGTCAGGATCATCCGGTTGTACTGTTGCTCCAGCCGCAACCCCGAAAGCATGGCGGCAGTGTAGGGAGTAGTAATCCGCACAACGCGCGCACAGGTGCCGCCTGAAACATAAGCGCCATAGGCGCTCGAGTCGAGAATGCCGCTCCCCGGCCGAACGATGGTGAAAGTATTTGTAGTGACGGCGCTCACCCGGAAGTAGCGGCCATTCACCTGTGTCCGCCCTACAACGCCGGAAATGTAAACCCAGTCCTCGACAGAATAACCGTGCCCAGCGCATGTGACTACGTTCCCGGCAATACCTGTGATGGCTTTCGCGGCTTGCAGCAGATACCCGCCATTGCGAATAATTTGCAGGCTAAGGTCGCTAAACACCAGCAGGTAGTCATTCCCATTCGCGCGAAAGCGGAAAATTTTGCTGGCTTTAGAGTCAATGTAGGTTGGGCCGACATACTTAAATCCAGGGCGGGAACTAAGCCCGCCCCGAAAGTCGATGAAGAAATTCTTGGCCAACTGAACGCCGAGGTCGTACTTGCTCAGGTCGGTTCGGCCGAAGAAACTGGGAGATACCTCCCCGGCGATGAACGCGTAGATAGGTTTGGAAACGTCGCTCATGCAGCCACCCCAAGCAAATTCCCGTACGGCCAGAAGTACCGAGTAGCGACAGGCGCCATTTCATAACCACGAGCGCCAATCCAACTGGGCAGGGCTTCGTAGTTATCGTCCGACTCGTTGGCGAAATCCGTCCGGGCGAGAAGCACCACTTCGGTCGCCCGGTCAGCAAGTTCCCTGGCCCGCGTCACTTTGCCGGAGAGGGGAAGGGCAAGTTGGGCCGCGAGGGATGCGATCACCGCGTGTTCCACTCCAGCGTCCCACTTGGAAGTATCATCCTGCAGCTTGGTATAATGCAGGATAGCTTCCTCATCATTCGTCGCAATGACATTTTTATTCTGAAATGTCGATTGAATAAAGCGCCCGTAGGACATGAGATGCCTGGGCGCGAGCATGTTCGAGGGAGTGGCGTATGCAAAACGCCAGGTCGGCGGGGGTTGAGAAACGTCCCACTCGCTTCCATTGGTCCGCTCGGCCAGCACCGCCAGCCGAGCATACTCACTTGCGCAGGGCCAAGAGGCCGCCTTCAGTACCGAGTCCCGCACCTGCGGATACCAAAGGCGGCAGAGGTCGGCTTCGCGACCCGGCTCCGAGATGGTCGAAACCAAGCCGCGACCTCCTGCGGCGCTCAATGCTCTGTTCCAGATGGTTACAACATCGGTTGCCACAGGAAATTCCCCTTACCTCTTAGCCCCGATCTTCCGCGCCTGTCCCGTCCGCGGAAGATACTTCATGGAGTAGAACTGCCGACTTCGGCGCACCGTCGAGGGGGAAGGAAAGAACTGCCCCTCGGGGGTGAAGAACTGCACCGTCGAAGAACTCGCGGGTGAGGCGAAACTCCCCCATCCGCTCGCCGAGGTTGAGGACCAATTGACTGTCCTCAACCTCACGAGTGACGGCAGCTTTCGTGACGGAAACCTTAGCCATCACTCAGCCCCTCAGTTCTGCGCGTCAGCCATAGCCTTCCAGACCGACGGCGTTTGGGTCAGAAACGCGTCGATCTTTCCGGCCGTGAACGCGGCAGTGCCGGTCACCTGCAGAATGCCCAGGTAGCGTTCGTAGACGTTGCCCTCGTAAGGAATGGCAACGACCAGGATACGCTTCCCGGCAGTCAGCGAAGCGACAGCAATCGCCGGCGAGACAACGTGCTCCGTTGCCGAGCCATCCGTGGCGATTGCGGCCTGCGCGTCGGAGGCCAGTTTGATTTGCAGCGTGGCGGAGCCGCCCGAAGTCGCAGTGGTGTCCACCTGCACGACGAGATAGATCGGGTTGCCCTGACCAATATCCCGCGCGGTGCCCAGGTCGATCACGTCGCCGACGAGGTAGGTTCCGGCTGCGCCGGTGTTCAGCGCCGTTGCCAGCGCGAAGGTGTTGAGACGATCGGTAATCATCCTGTTTGCTCCTTACACAACGCGAGCTTCGTCAGGGCGAAGCGCGTCAGTCCGTTTCATGGGAACATCGTGCATAGTCACGATGCGCTTACCGCCCACGTTCTCGATAGAGAGGGTCGAGGCCGCGGTTCCGGCCGCCGCTTGCTGCCGCGCAATCGTACGGATCGAGCGATCCATGTAGAAGGCGAAGCGAGCGCCGGACAGGTTGGGCACCATTTCCGTAGCGGTGAACATCAGCTCGGGCAGGTCAGGGCCGCTCGAACCGTCGCGGGTGAGAAGCGAGCGGTCGATGTTGCAAATCCGCACGACGTAGCGCCAGTCACGAACGGTCAGGCCCAGGTCCCAACGGTAATGCGAACGGTAGGCTTCCATCCGGCCGCCGTTGCCGTCAGCGTTTTCGATCGTCACCTGGCCCTTGTCGTTCATTTGCAGACCAGCCTGCGAACCCTTCGGGTAGATGCCGTGGACAGTGTTCGGACCCCAACCGATCAGCCAGATGCTGGCGTTATCGGTGCCAGTGCCGCCGGCGTCGATCACGTTCTCCGCGTTGTTCGCGGTGGCAGTGTTGACCGTGTTGAACCGCGGGGCAAAGCCGGTGAACCGCTCAGGGTTCAGCTTTTCATCACCCAGGAAAATGGTGTTCGCCACTTCCTGCGAGATACCCTCGATGTACGCACGTTCTTCCGACAGCCGGAACGCGGCGGTATTGCCGTTGAGGTCGGCAAGCGCCTTGTCGATTTCGGCGTAGGCCTCGAGCATCCCGGTCGAGTCCGTGACCTGCGCGCGGCTCGATTTGCCGGGCTGGACGCCGCCGTATAGCTGACGCCAGGTCGGGGCCGGAAGGCCGGTGCGCACAGTGGTGCGGTGGCCAGTCGGCAGGTTGCCCTCGATGAACGTCATGTCGTCGAGGATTTCGTTGGTCTCGTTCAAAATTTCCGCCACAGCGTCAATCGAACCATCCGGCGCAAGTGCCTTGGTCACGTCGAGCAGGGTCGGGTTGTTAGTACCCAGTACCGACATTTGTTACTCCTGTTTCATGCTTCCGAACATTTTCTGTTCGTGGGTGAGAGGGCCTTTCGTCGGGCTGCCTGAAACAGGGCCTCCTTCGGTCAGGTTTTTCGTGAGGGCGTGGAGAATTTTAATCACATGAGGATTAGTCCCCGCGCCGGTAACGTCCAGGGCTTTGTACAGTTCGGGGTCCGCCCCGGCTGCATCCAGCCCCTTCTTGATAGTCGCCAGGGTTTGCGGCAAATTCTTCCCGCCAATTTCGGGCAGGGCCGCCGCCTGACGTTCCCACTCGGCGAGAGTCGAGGTCCACGTTTCTTGAAGCTGCTTCCCCGCATCTTCCAAGAGTGACGCTGTGAACTCGTGCTGCAACGCGAGTAGTTTTTCCGACCGCTCCTTCGCAGAGAAGTCGGCATTATTCATAATTTCCAGGAAGGAAGTCATGGTAGTCTCAGGAACCTCAACTCCCTCGGGGAGAGCAATGTCCGCTGCGGTGAGGGGGGCAACAGGCTCGGGCGGAGCGTCACCCCCCTCTGCGGGGGTTTTACCCCCCAGTAGCGTCGCGGGCTCGGTCGTCTCCTCAGGGAGCGGAGACGTTTCCGGCTCAGGCGCGGGTGCGGGTTCAGTACCGCCTCCGCTACCTTCCGGCGCTACATTCCACAGCGGTTCATGCCACAGGGCGAGAAGCTTGTTCATTCAAATCCTCCAGGATCAACGAGGGGTACAGGCCGGGTTTTTCAGAAAGCAGGGTGGCGATGATTTCCATTCCCGCCTCGTGGCGACCGCACAACTTTGCGGTGTCGATTGCGTTGCCGCCGAAGGGAGTCTGGTTAATGCCAAACGAGTTCAGCAGGGAGCGGAAGAAGAACCTCAGATTGGGGGATGCGGAAATTTCTTCCACAGCGTCCCGCATCCTCTGCGCGTCCCAATTCTCCCATTCTTCGCTGGTTTGCAGTTTAGCAGCCATACCTATCCTCCTTCCCCACAACCTTATCACACTTTCCCACGGCACACAATCCCCTTATCCCATCAGAGACTGCAGTGCACTCATGCCGCCGCCCACATCGGTTTCACTCAGCACCTTTGCGCCCGACGCAAGGTCGTTCCCAACCGCAGCTGCCTGTGCGAGATTTTGCTGCTGCGAAATTGCCTCGCGCGATTGCGCAACATCCTCGCGCGAACGGAGACCCTTCGGCTTGATCCCGATGCCCTCAGCGTAGTCGCGGAGTAGTTCTTCAATATCCGGGAGGTCGCGGACTTCGGGGTAGACACCAGTAAGCTGACCAGCAAAAGACACAAAACGCTCGATGGCGATAGTACCAGAGGCGCGTTGAGCGTCGGACAGCACAGAAACATATTCGATCTCCACTGGAATGTCGAGAAGTTCTTGGGGCGGCTCGGGCAGGAGTCCCGCCCGTTGTACAATTCCGTAGATGCGCTTAAGCGCAGGGTCCAGGCCCTCGTTGTAGAACCGCTCCAAGACCGGGCCAAGGTGGACCAGCTTTTCTTCCCGGCGCGCGTCAATTTCCGTGGCGCTGCGAACCGTGTCCAACTGGGAAATCATGTTGAACAGATTGTTGTGGCAGGTTTCGCGGATGATGTTACGCAGTTCCTGCACGTCGTTGGCAATCTCAGCGTACGGCAGGGTAACTTTATACGCTTCCTTCGCGCCGAAGTTTTGGCCAGAGGTTGCGGCATAAGTGATCCCACCGGCGCTCAGGGCTTTCGGCCGGTTGCGCAGTTGCTGGTCCACGATAAGCGCAGGGGAAACTTGCTTGGCAAGACCCTTTGCGCGCTCGAGAAGAATGTTCTGCAACTGCATCACGTCGGACAGCGCGTCCATTGCGGGCGAGGTACCATAGCTGTCGTTGCCGAGAAGTTCCCAGCGAGGAGAAATGCACGGCCACTCATAAAGCGGGCGGACGGCCAGGTATTTGCCATCTTCGGCCGCGACCTCCCAAAAGACTTCGCGCCAAGGAGCGTTGGAGCCGGGTAGCAACCCGTCGTCCTCGTTTTCCTCAATCAGGTGGCATACATCGACTTCCTTGAGCAGGGCTTCCGCGCCCCGGTCATACTGGATGCGGGAGTTAAGGCACAAAGCGTCCCGGCCGAACTCCTGCTCTAGTTGCTCGATGGTTCGAGTGAACCTCCGGCCGTGGCGCGACACCCGCTGCGCAGCATCTTGGGAAAGATAGAACTCACCCAGGGCAAAGTTGTAGCAGCGGAATACGTCGTCGAAGTCCTCGTAAATTGCCAAGGATGCGGTGCCGAAAGTGCACCACTCGAGGTAGAGAATGGCGAGGGAGTTGTAGAAATTGCTCTCGGCCATCAGTAACATCAGGCGGCGCTGCGTTTCCTCCAGCCACACCTTTGCGGCGTAGGACATGGACTCCTCGGTGAAGCCGCTAATCCGCAGTCGGAACCACGGGCGGGCGGGAGAGGTAATCCCGTTCATCATACCCGAGGCCAGGGTGCGGACTGCCATCGTGGAAGTGGAGTCGAGCAGCTTTCGGTTCCGGCGGTCGGAGGTGCGAACCTCCTTCTGCGACATAAGCCACGGGTAACGGCGGGGAAGGAAGTAGTCACTCACATCGCGCCAATGGGTGAACCAGTTCTGCCGCTCATTATCCATCGCGCGCAGAATGCGTTTGTGCGCGGAATGAAGAGCAGTGCGGTCCTTCTTCTTGTCCCTGTCGTCCAGGGCGCGTTCCAGATAATTCTCCATCACAGGCCTCCGAGAAGCGACGGCTTGCCCACGGACGAAGTGGGTGAACCCAAGGCCGGGTTGAAAAGAGAACCGCCCTGGCGGGCGAGAAGGGAACCAGTGCCGCGGGAGGCGCTCGACGCAAAATTAGCAGTCGAAGGTGCGAAAGCCGGGGGCGGCAGTTGCTTGACTTTGGGCGTTTTAGGCATAGGATTCTTCCTTTCCGAAAATAGGGTGAGGGTCGTCGTAGTGATCTGGCGCACTGGAAATGTCGGACAGGCCTACGACCAGAGATGGATAGGCGAAGGTGCAGGCGAGGGCATCGGCGGCGTCGGGAGAAGGGACGCCTCTGCGGCGCATATCTTTCTTTGACTCCAACTGGAGATAATCCTCGCGCGAATAAGTGTAGGTCGGCGCGGTCAATTCATCGACGAGGGAATTTTCCAACCCAGGAATATTCTCCGGTATGCAGCCGGAGGGAAGCCACTTGCGAACCGCGTTCCAGATTTCTGCTCGCTTGTTGAGAAACTTTTGCGAGGGTTCGGAAAGGTCGGGAGCATCGGGACTGCCGCCGAATTGAACCCCGTAAACGGGGACTCCCATCAGGTTCAACTGGTCTACCACACCGCCGCCAACACCGCCCTCGTCCACGAACACCGCGACAGCGGAATGGTTGACGTATTCTTCATACACTCGGTTAGCGAGTTGAATAGTGGTCAAGCCTTTGTAGACCTTCGGTTGCAAAGTGCGGGCATCCCTACCGCGCCGAGGGTAAATGACGGAACTATCATTCCCGAAGCGGGCCACGTCAACGCCGAGGACTACGGCCATATCATTGCCTTCGGGGAGCGGGCGGAGTGCAGCTTCCCGCGCGACCTCAAGCGAGATGAAGGACGTTGCGTCAGTCCGCGGGAACATACCTCTCACGCGAACGCGGACGAAGTCGTGATCCTCGCCGTAGTCCGCGATCCAGTCCGCGATTTGCTTCTTATTGGTGATGGAGACTTCGCGCGAGTCAACCGCGCGGGAGTTCCACCGATGGGCAAATTTCCCGCCATCGAAGCACTCGCGGAACCGGCCCGAGTTTTTCGTCGGGTTGCCGAAGCAGCACCAGATGATTTGAGTATTCTTGTCGGTCAGCGCGCCTTCGGTAGTCTCCCAAATCGGATCGGCGATGGCCGAGGCCTCGTCGAAGATGATAAGGATACGCTTGCCCTGGTTGTGCAAACCGGCGAAGGCTTCCATGTTTTTCTCGGACCAGGGAACCATGTCGATACGCCAGGTTTTCTCGTGATCCGGGTCGATGGAGAACCTGGCGGTAGCGGTCATTTTGAACAACTCGCGGGTGATCGAAAGCCGATGCCACTTGGCGAGTTCGGCCCATGTTTTAGTCTTAAGCTGGTTTTCAGTGTTCGCAGTGACGACGCCCTTGGTGTCCTCAACGGTGGACATGCCCCAGTCGATAAGCCAGGAAACCAGTGCGGACTTGCCGATGCCGTGACCGGAAGTGGTGGCCTCGAGAATCGGCGAAGCCTCAACATCTTCGCCGCGGGCGTAGGCCTCAGCAATTGCATCGACCACAGTGGTTACGCCGAGGCCTATCCGGGTGAGAAGTTCCCGCTGCCAGGGTTCGGGGCCGGAGAACCGCTCGAGTTCCCCTGGCTCGCCCCAGGGATAGGCGAAAAGAACGAACCCCAACGGGTCGGTGGAATATTCGGCCAGGGCCAGAAGGAGTTCGTCAATGTCCATCATTTACTCTTGCTGGAGGAAGTCTTTTTCTTGGCGCGGAAATCGTTCGCCAAAGAACTGCGACGGTTGCGCTGCGCAGGAGTCAGCTTGGCCATAGCCTTCGGCCCAAGTTTTTCCGGCCCTGTTTTGTTCGCGGTTGAGCGAGAAGCGCCGGAAGTAGCGGAGGGAGCGATCTTGGCCGGACCTGTAGGGCCTCTACCAGTTACCGAGGCCGCAGGAGCCTTCGCGGCGGTCTTACCCTTGGTTGAACGAGAGGCCCCCGATTGATTCAGCTTCGCCGGCTTTTTCTTGGGCGGCTCCTCTTCTCGCACATTCGTGGTGTAGGACTTGCCTTTCCACATAAAGGTGGCTCCCGCCCCCTTCTTTTTTCGAGCAGCGGCAAACGCCTTCTCGAATGAACTTGCCATTAGACTTACTCCTCAGTTGGGGTTATGTCCCGCATCGCGGCGACTCGTTTTCGGCCAGCGGCGAGTTTATCCGCCAGCCCAATTTTCACATCTACCTCGCTTTTGGTGGTCGGGCCGAGGCCGGTTCGGTCAGCTGTCATTTTGGCCAACTCCATCAACTGCCCGTGCGAGAAACTTTGGGCGTCGTCCTCCAGCCGCTCGCGCAATTCTTCCACCGCGTCGAGATGAAGTTCGGCCATTGCCTGATGCCCGTCGAAATAGCGTTCCTTCGCTCCGTCGCGGTACATGGAAAGGAGTTCTTTGAACGCGGGGTCGGCCAAGAGGATGCTGATGCGGCTCACACTGTAATTGCAGATAAGCGAAGCTTCACTGGGCGCGACACCAGAGGCCAGCACGCGGGCAAGGGCGTGATGGCGCTCGCGCAGCTTCTTGACCGGCGGCGCCTCGCTTCCCCTCGGCTCGGCCAGCAGACCCAAGTCGTCGGGTTCAAGCTGGCGAGTTTCGGAGAAGGTCAGGCTCTTCGAGGGGCGCCCAGTTACGCGAAGGCCGAGGGAGTCAAGGGAAAAGTCACTCACGGGCCGGCTCCTTCTTCATCAGCCGAAATCCGATCGGCTGTTTGACGTATTCCAGCGGGCGACCGTTCGGGCCAAGGAGCTGGCTGCGCTGCGGGGCTTCCTCCCACACCTCGGTTGCTCGGTCTCGGCTACCATCATCATAGTTCCATTCCATGATAACCTCCTCAGGCTTTGTTGATTTCCAGCCGCTTGCGCTGTGGGTAGAGATAGCGGCGCTTCATTACGGCCTCGCCGCCCCGGCGAAGGCCAGAAACAGGCCGCCGAGGAAGTGATGTGCGGGGAAACTGATCCCGATCCCCGCGAGCGC